ACAGTATCTCCTTTAAAATTTATGAAGATGAGTTCAAGGTTGAACTTTTAATGAATGCGAATAAGGGATTGATGCATATCTTTGTGTTCGGTGGTGGCGAAAGAGTAAAGATTCCTGAGCTACCTGAAGATGTGAGCAGCTCTTTACCTGATTGGAGAAAGTAATGGCAAGGTATAC